CGATATGCTTTCTGGTGAAAATGCGTTTAATGAATCAGAAAAAAAATCTGGAAGCAATCTTCGTTCAGTAAACGGAATTACATATGACGCCACAGACTTAAATGCAATGAAAGAAAAAGCTCTTGCGGCTGGAATAGGCAGCTTTCCAGATAAGTGGGGAGCATATGAAAAAGAAAGCAATATTGTTGATTCTATTACAAGCGGCTCAGCTAAATTTGTGCCTTCTACGGGCAAGAAAAATATTAAAAAGGATACAAAAAATGCACAGGCAAACGGAGTCACTGAAACTTCAGTTATTCCAAAATTACCTGAAAAGGCAGCCGTAGATCCAGAAAATCAAGATGACTATCGACCATCTTCTATTGTCCCTACAGCACCTCAACTTGAATCTTATGAGGGAACTAGAGACGCTATAGAAGATAAAGATGTAGATAACTACGAAGCAAGCAAAAAAGAAGGAAAAGTTAAGCAAACAACAAAGAAAGATGCTGCTCGCCTAGAAGGCGGCGCAGAAGAAACCGTAACTGATAAGGTAAAACCAGTAGTAGAAAAAGAACCTTTTACAATTGCTGGAAAAAATGACGTAGATACAGATGTAGACGAAGATCTTAGAGCAGCTACTGCAGCTGATGTTACAAAAACACGCTCTGAAAAGGGTATGCGCAATCCTAAGGCTGCTAAAGTAGATAGTCGCACAGTTCCGTTTGATCAACAAGATCTTTTGGATGCAGACGGAAATGTAAAGCCTCAATATCAAGAAGGCCCTTCAAGCACAACCATGGTTGCTAAAAAGAACTTTAACATCCAGCCAATCTACAAGAGCCCTGAACTTCAAGCTAAGCATGAGAAGCGCCAAAAATACGCTGACTCAGTAAATAAGACTATTGAAACTGAAAGCTTAAAACATTTAGATACAGAATATGCATCTGGAGATGAAAGTAAAGCAGCTTTTGCAAGAATGCAGAAGCGACATGCTAAGCTTCGTTCTGGTGTGGATAAGTACCATCCAGTGCCTGCCGGTGGATATTTTAACGAAAACGTAGATAAAGACACATCTTCTGAGTCATATGAAGAAATGCCTGGAGTTAAGATTCAACCTAGCCCACAGCCACAAAATGTTAAAGATGACTCTAATGTAGTTCCAGAACGTTTGATGAATAAGCCTGAAGAAGCCTCAGACGCACAACTTGCTGCAGATGACAGAAGGTTACGAAACAATCGTACAGCTGTAACTGGAACACGTCAGTTAACTTTTAACAATATTTCTGCTCGCTCAACAAATGGAAGAACTAGAGAACAAGAACTAGTCGATCTATCTACGGCTGCTGCACGAAATCAAAAGCTTGAAGCGTCAGGAAAGAAACTTCAGACCCACTCACCTGAGGTTATGTTCCGAGCACGACTTTCCGCAGATGCGGCTGGAGTTTCACCATCAGTTTACAACAGCCCAACTTTCCATCAACATCCTGAAGGACGTGCACACGTTCGTGATGCGTATATTCGACATACAGCAGCAATTGGGGATGATGCAGAGGCACAGGCAAATATGGACAAGTATGCTGGCGGCAACGCAAATATAGCTGATAGCCGTAAAGAAGCCGCATATAGCTTTATGCAAAATCGTGAACGCTTTGAAAATTCTAAAGAACCTGGCACAGGTTACCGTTATAATGCTGGCCTAGGAAATCTTGACATTAAGACTGATAAGTTCAGGGCATCTAATGGTGAGGCTATCCCTTTCAGCCAAACAGATCATCCTGAGCATCCAGGTTTTGATTTAGAAGGCGGCCATGTAGGATTTAAAGGTTCTGTACCCGTAGGTGAAAATGAAGACGGTACAACTAAGTATGGAGAATTAAAACATCCCCTAACAGGTGATGATATACATGAAGGCTATCACCCATACAATACCCATGAGGGACGTGTATTTGAAAAGCACCATATTCCTGAAAATGCAATTCACCATGCAGATATTATTGAACAAGGCCTACAAACTGGTGAGTCACCACAAGCAACTCTTCGTAACTTAATAAAAGGAAAAGAATCAGCAATTACTGCAAATGGTCTTGCAATTAACAAGCAACCAGCTGCACCTATCAAGGGTGCTGGAGGATTTGATCCAAAGCCTCTACCTGCCGGTCCAGATTTCTCTGAAGTACCTATGTCACAAAACGATCCTGTGCCAAACCCACTTTACGGAGAAAACAAGAAACAGTATCGTCGAGCTGCCGCCCACGATATACATGAAGCGGCCGGAACTATTGCAGACGGCTGTAGAGCATGTTCAGTAAAGGCATCTCAAGCTTCTCGTGACGAACACGCAAAGATTGCGGGAACATTTATGCCTCCTACACCACGTCGAGGACGTGTTGGAACAGGGGCACCTGTTACTGATGGCGAACTACCTACACGCTCAATTACTACTGCTGAAAAAGCAGGCAAGGCTGCAATCCCTACAACAGATGATTCTAAGACTAAGGTATTCTCAGTCGGTAATACTCCATCTGAATCTTCAGATATTGTAGAAAGAACAAAGGTTGGACCAAAACCTGAATTCCACTTAGGACACGGAAGCTTAGAAGACATCTCTGCCGCACATGCCGGTGGACACATTGACGGTGACGAAGCTTATGAGCTAGCCGCTAATGCTGGAGTTCTACCAGGAACTAAGCCTAAGTTTACAAAAGTCGAAGAGTAACTATGGCTAGGAATGATGCATTCATTGCTAAGCCTGACCGTGTACTTTTACCAAAAAACTTACGGTATAACGCCCATGAGTACGCTGATTGGGCTCATGGCTTAGAACCTGACCAAGGTGGCGATAACGCCATTACTACACAAAGATATGGTCGTGGTGCTAGCGGAGAATCTAGTACGTAATGGGTCGCAACCGTAAAGAACTTTACTTTGGTTCCAGAAGCGGAAACGGATCACCACGCATCCGTATGTCTGTCTCTGATAGAAGCTCTAAGTCAGCACGTCCGTGGAACCACCCAGATGTAGTAAACGCATCTACTTCTTATGGTGTTACGCTTTCTAGCTATAAACAAGTACATACGCACGAAAATACTTTGCAAGACCAAGGATCCCTAGAAGATAGCGATCGTTTTACCTGTAGAGATTGTGGTAAGCTTAGGTCAGAACATGAGGAGCACTAATGGCTAAATCACCAGCATGGCAACGTAAAGAAGGCAAGAACCCAGAAGGTGGATTAAACGCTAAGGGCCGTGCATCAGCAAAGGCACAGGGGCATAATCTTAAGCCACCTGTGTCAGCTAAAGAAGCAAAGAAGTCACCTAAGTCTGCAGCGCGACGTAAATCTTTCTGCGCACGCATGGGTGGTGTAGATGGTCCTATGGAAAAAAACGGTAAGCCTACACGTAAAGCCCTTGCACTTAGAAAGTGGGATTGTTAATGGCTGAAACAAAGAAGTTTGGACCTTATAAGGGATCTAAAGAAAACGGTGGTCGTCCTATCTATGTCTATAAGACAAAGGGTAAGGATGGCAAATGGCACACCACTTCTAAGAACAAAGCTCGTGCAGATTATGAAGACAAGCACGGAAAGTTATCTAAGGATACGGATGTAGATCACAAAGACAATGGTGGCCGTAAGGGTCACGACAAGATGTCTAACCTACAGGCTATGAGCCATTCTAAAAACGTAGGTAAAGAAAACAGGCGTAGAGCTGGGAAGAAGTAATAAAAAAGGCCCCAGTTACGGGGCCTTTTCTATTTACTTAGGAAAGTCTTTTATCCACACCGTTACCGCTGTTTCAGAAGCCGTTCCATCGTATGCATCTGGTCCTAATCCCCAGGACCCAAAGTTTTTTCCACGACTAGTCATGTAGAAAGCGGCTTGGGCATTGGTTACTGGGTCAAAGAGTTCAGCATTAGATTTAATACCAAATTTTTCTCTTCGGTCTTCTCCAAGGTATCCCAGCATATTGATCTGGAATAGGCCATAAGAGTTGTCACCGGTTGAGGATGTTTTATTATGTGATGTTGGGTGTCCACGAGATTCCCGCATAACTACTGCCCAAGCTGTCTTAAGGGAATTTCCCTTAAATCCAACTAGTTCTAGTAGATCTGCTAGTTCTGTGGAGCTGAGCTCTGTAGCTCCCCGATACTTATCTAGAGGATCAACTACCGCAGTAGTGATCACAGTGGGCGTATCAACCCGATTGTAGACCGCATAGGCCTGGTTTGTTGTAACTGTGAGTAGCATCACTGCCATCAAAGTAACCTTTATTTTTACAATTGTTTCTTCATTAATAATCACACTATCTCCTAGGCTAGAAAGCCAACCCGAACCTTTGACTGCCTGTCACCCAGTCTAGGGTAGCCTGGCGTCTGTCTGCCAAGCTAGTTGCAACTCTTTTGTTACGTAGTTAGTGTTGAGGTTTGACCCTCTATATACAATCTTACCAGTAAATACAGGGTTGATGCAACACGGAACAAGATATAAGATATGATAAGACCTTCGAAAGGACCATAAATATGACATTATGCGTAAATTGCATGCATGAAGCCACCTATATTGTAGAAAATTTAGGTACGCCAACACAAACCTTCTGTGACGAACATCTCC